TTCCGCTTGTCGGCGATAAGATAATTTCCTTATTATCTTACTAGGTAAATGAGGAAGTAGTGAACTAACACTATTAAATAAACATAGTTAGCATGAGATGAGCTAGAATGTCTTTAGAAATTAGAGATATTTATAAATTTTCCGATTGGTACCGTAAGTACACGACAATCATTAGGATGTCATATGATTCAAAACGACCAGATAATAGAAACCAAAGTAGATATTGGTTTTGGTGTTGATTGTTTAGATAGCGAGAGCATGAAATGCGATTACGCTGATATTCAACCAGCAAATACTAGTCTATTGCGTGGATCTGAAATCTTTACAAGCTCTGGGCCTTATAGGAGAAAAGGCATCAAGTGGTATGTGAGATGGATAAATAGCATTCCAAAAGATCAGGTGTTAACCGATGTAGTCATGAAAGATGTTCTAGTTGATAAGATGGGTTACAAAATTCCATTCAAACCAGCTAGTTTATTCGATATACATCAAATGTGGCGAGCATTTGACATGTATGGAATGGGTGTTGATCTTAAATATAGCGAAATACTCAAGATACCAGGTATGAAAGAAGCTTATAGTAGTGCTTGGCGTGCTTTTGGAAGTGATGGTTCTTCACTGAAGCCTTTACAAACAGAAGCCGAATATTGGGAAGCAATGACAAAGGATGCATCAGCAGGATTACCTTATTTTTCTTCTAAAGAGAAGTCTTTTCCTTTAGCTTGGGGCAGATACAAGCAAATTCTCAGAGGTGAGAAAAATCCTAATCCATGTCTTGCACAATTTAGAACTCAGCGAGGGAATAAAACTAGATTAGTATGGGCTTATCCTATGGATATGACTCTAGCTGAAGCTAAGTATGCAAGGCCGTTGATGGAAAAATTCAAAACTGGACTGTACCCAGTACCATGGGGTAGATACCGCTATGAGGTAGGTGCTAGATTGTACTCTTCTTTAAATAAAAAGTATAATATAGCTTTGGATTATTCTAAGTTTGACAGTAGTATTAGTTCCGGTTTTATAACTATGGCTTTCAATATATTGAAGTCCTGGTTTAAAGAAGAAGATCTAGTTTCTTGGGACATTATTACAAGATATTTCGTTACTACTCCTATCGTTATGATGGATGGAAATTTGTATAAAGGAAAGAGAAAAGGCGTCCCCAGTGGAAGTTACTTCACTAACCTTGTAGATAGTATAGTTAATTATATCGTTATACAATATCTAAACATTACTAATGATTTAAAGTTGAACACTCAAAGTATACACATCATGGGTGATGACAGCGTTTTCTCTACAAACGAAAACGTCTCTGTTGCGAAACTGGCATCAGACCTGGAACGACTTGGCATATCAGTAAACATCGGTAAAAGTCAAGTAACCCCACGTAACAAACCGGTGCACTTCGTAGGATTTGATTGGTTTAAAGGCAGTCCACAGAAAGATTTGGATGAGGTATTAGTTTCGGCAGTGTATCCCGAAAAATACAGGAAATTCGAATCGCGTGAACAGCATATATATACTATGCTATATGCTATGACTTTATTACATCCTCGATTTAGGCACAATGTTAGTGAGTATCTAGGGGCGACCGATTTTGAAACCCTCTTCAGGATGGGCTCTAGACTTACTTCTCAAGGAACATCAACATTGAGCGGATTCCTCGATTACAATAACAAGTATGTAATGCCGAAGGAGAAGACCTTTCCACCGAATTTTGC